TGGTACTTGCGGTGGTACTCAGCAGCAAGGGCTGTAACCATTGCCTCGTACTCATCTACATACATTGACTAGTTAACGCCTTCCCACTGTCCTCTTTGCACCAATAGTCCGATTATTGCATAGTTTGCTAGGTCAATGAAGGAATCCTGTATGGATTCGTAGTTGGGCGTGTCGTTGTTTTTGTAGTAAAGATTCTCTAGCCGTGCCATCTTGTCATGCATACGCACAAGCAGCCCATTCATTGCTCCGCCTGGAGCATTCGAGATATTCAACGGCCCATAATCTGCATGTTTACGTATCATAATAATACGCAGTTCTTTTAGAATATCTTCAAAGTCATTCGGGTCTTTCATTGAGTATCTCCTTTGCCTCTGTATCGAACTTGTGCATTGCTTCTGCTACTAGTATTTCTTCAATGGTTTCGTTGCCGCTGCCTGTGGCTGCTGCCACTATAACTGTGGCAATCATAGTGAGCATCTTGTGTGCCATCTCTTGGTCTTTGAAAAGCATTTCATCTACATCTCGTAGTGCATTGAGTAGGTCTAGTCCCTGTTTGTCTGAGACTGGCAGCCCAATGATGCGTGGGTTGTCCCTAATAAACTCCCATACATTATCTTCACTAGGTATTGAGGCACTTGGCAATTCGCTCATTGATAAAATCCACTCCCTCTTTATGCACGATACTGTTTACATCGTGGCCTTCTGGCATCTGAATGATATTAACATTACCCAACTCTTTGCTTATCTTTTTGCCGAACTCTAGCCCTGGTGCATCGCCATCTGCTAGCACGATTACTGTATCAAAGTCATCTAGGATTCTTGTATAGAATGGTTTCCAATTGTTTGCACCTGGAATACCTACTGCTGGGTGATTAGTTTTAACGCTGAGTGTAATGCAATCTATCTCACCTTCGGTGACACAGATGTAGTCTGATGCTGTTAGTACTACCTGTGCATTGAACATGCTGGTCTTAGCACCTGGCATACCCATATACTTTGGGTCTGCTCCGTTCATTGCTCTGAATCTGATATCTACCACGCCTGATGGCGTGATGTATGGAATGGCTAGCCTATCCATGTACTGTTCATGACCTGGAAGAGCGTCCTTTACTACTCCCAAATGAAAGCGTTGAGCCTCTGCGACCGAGAGATTGCGTGTTACCAGATACTCTGTTGCTAAATGTATCTGACTTGCGTACTGCTGCGCCGCCTGCAAGAGAAATTGTCTGTGCGAATTTGATAGCCTCACGATATGTGCCTCCTTCCTTCTGAATAATTAAGTCGTACACATCTCCACCTACACCACAGCCATGACATTTGAATCTACCTTCATCAAAGTTTAGACCTGCTGATGCATGACTGTCATCGTGGAACGGGCATTTTATTTTGCGCCAACCGCTGCCCTCTGGTGGCACGGTTGCGCCAATGTAATTTAAGTAATCTACAATACTATGTTTCGCTGCGTCCATGCATAGCCTGCTTAATTAAATCCAGCCATACTTTGGCTGGCATAGTGCAATACCATTCGTTGACATCTTTAGTTCCTTTTTTCTTATGAAGGACAACACCTGTCCAACCTTGGTCGTTAATCATTTCTACTTCTAGTTCTTTAATCCAAGTGCTTAGGTCTAACTTAATATGGTTCTTAACTTCTATGGTTACTCCATTGACTCCTGCTATGTCGCCTCTATCCAGGTGACTACCTGCTAGCCTGCGTTCTGCGTATGGAAAACCATTATCCTTTAACCAGTTAACTGCTGGGATTTCTCCGCCTTGTGTACCCTTGCGCTTGGCTGCACTACTCATTGGTCCATCATTCCCTCTTGCTGGTATCTGACTGCTACATCTTCTAAGTACATAGAGTCTGGGTTGAATGACAGACTAACATAGTTACTACCTGTTTGGTCTGCTCTGCCGTATCTGTTTTTAACTGGGGCTACACACAAGTATGTGTCATCACCCTGTTTCATCTGACCAATAGTAAGAACCATTGCTGGAATCTGATTGACCATACCTTGTACTGCACTACGGGGCTGACATGGATACCCATCAAAGCCTTCCTTTGTGTGGTGCAGAACTAATACTGCTGCGTTGGTATCTCTGGCTAGATACTTGAGTTCCTTCATGACTGCACGCATTGCGCCGAACTCATCGTACCCATCCATTGCTACATCCATAAGATTGTCTACAACAATAAGGGTTGGACTCTTACCCCACACTGTTTCAAAGGCTGAGACTTCATCATCTAAGTCTTTAAGTGTAGGGCTGGATTCAAACGACCAGAACAAATGATTGTTTAGTTGTAGTATCTCATGTGATTTAGCAGGATTGTTTTTAAGTAATAGTTCTGCTGCTGCTTGTGTCATTTTGCCAGTCATGGCAATCAAACGCATAGCCATTGTGTGTGCATTGGTATCTGCTGAAAAGTAAAGTGTAGGATGTTTTGTTTTAGCAGCGATAGCCAATGCAACTGATGACTTACCTGCACCTGGAGTGCCTGCAACTACAGTTACTTCTGCTCTACGCAGAATAATTCCTGCTCTTTCAAACGCTGCAAAGGCAGGCGGAAGTGGTTCTCCGCCTACCTCTGCTTTGTTTATAGAGCGTCTAAGTGTTTTCACTTAATCTGTTCTGGAACGAATGTGTTCCACTCTGGTGACTGAACCACAACATATTGGTTCTTGCACTTGTCGAATGCACCCTTCGGTGCTGGGCAGAAGTAACCCTTGTATGGCTTACCATCTTTACCCATGCCTTGAATCGCTGTCATCTTTCCGTGTGCACATGCACGACCACCAAGCGTTGCCACTGGTGGTGCTATTGGTGCTGGCTGATTTGCATAAGCATCTGCTGGAACTGATGTTCCACCAATTGTGTCAATGATGTTGCCACCTAATGCTGCGGCAACTGACTGTGCTGTTGGCGTGGTTGTTCCACCACGCACTGCTGTCTCTAGTTCCTGTGCTGCTGATGCGATTGCATGCACTGATAGTGCAACAATCTGGTCTAGTTCCTCGCCGCTCTCTGCACGTACTGTAACTAAACTACCTGCTGCTGTCTTTACTGTGATACTGATGGGTGCTTCTGTGCTAGGCACTATCTTCTCCTTGCTCAAATGGAGTGGCTAAACCCTTTTGGTCTCGCCACTTTCTTACCTTCATCGCAAACTGTACACCTTTCCATCCTTCTTTGATGTCAATCCATACAAGTTTGCATGTTCCTGTCCCTGCTGGGGCATGAACAATAATTGCTTTCTCTTTATTGATATCGCCCCACGTACCGCGGGTTCCCGTATCAATCATATACGGGGACCCGTTAGCATATATTGCTAACTGCATGGCGATATTGTTTGGGTGGTCAATGCGACCTGTCTTTAAGTCTGCAATGAATCGTTCACCTTTATACTCAACAACTCTATCTGGAGTACCTGCAATTTTATACTTGTCTAGTACTGTGAATTGTTCAATGTAAAGTTTAGTAAGAATACTTGTTGCTGCTTCATAGGCTTTGATATCTCCCATCCATTGTTCTGGGAATATACCTAGGTCTAAACCTAAGTCTAACTTTTCTGTTAGTGCATGGATTGCTGTGCCGATTGTTGCTGCCTTGCTAGCACCTGCTACTTCCATTGCTTCTTCAATGTATGCATTAACTAACTTGTTGTTATCTCCTGCTACACCAATGGCTAATAATATATCTGGCCTGCTTGTTAAACCTATTGCTGCCATTCGCATCTTCCATGCTGTTAATGCAGAGGCATCATCTAAACTGTTGGCGATAGTTGTTGCGCGAGTATAAGCAATCGCTTTACCACCCGTTGGAGGGACGACTAATGGTCGTCCGTATCTATCTCGTTCTATTTCTGTTGGCATATATCCCCTTGATAATTAGAGTCCCGTGTTCGCAGATGGCGGGACCACCCATCCCCAAGTCTAGCACACAGAGGAAATGAACAAAACCCTATGTGCCAGATAGCGACTAACTGGTGCTACATGAAAGAGCAATCCACATTACTCTCTCTCGATTTCTTGTACTCGTACATCTGGGTCGTGCAACTCTAAGTCGTAGCCGCTGACTTCGATGTTGTCCGTAATTATATCTTCGACTTCCTCAGGGGAGGTAGCCTTGATACCAGTAACAGTAACTGTAATCTCTACAGTTGCTGACCAGGTTGTACTGAGTATGTCTGAACCAATTGATTCAAGCAATGCGTTAACATCATCCCGTTGAATCGTTGCTTCATCTTCATCTGTAGCACCATCAAATGCTTCATTAAAGAAGTCGTATACCTTGCCCCTAATTTCTGCAAGTTTTCTATACGCTTCTTGTGCTTCTGTTCGTGTTTGTTCAAGTCTGCTTTTTGAATAAGCCTCAGACTTAATTAGTTCCTTCAATGATTCCTCAGTGAAGTTGTATGTAATGCCGTCTACTGTTATTGGATTTAGGTACACGTCTCTCCTTAGATTCCGATTAGTTCTAGTGCTCTTAGTTTAATACCATCATTGCGCCCTGCAA